CTTGAAGGGTGAGCTTCACCACCTTGAGCGCGAGTTCTCGCTGACAGGCGTGACCTCGGAGTATGACCTGTGAGCGATCACCACGACCGCATTCAAGCGGCCCTCGACGCTTACCCACCTTCGATTGGTAACCCCACACCCTAACAACTTCGCAGGAAACAAACCCATGTCCAAGATCACTCACAAATCGACCGTCGAAACCGAGGACCGCAGCAAGCCGCGAGAGCCGACGTTCGACGATCTGCGCGACGAACTGCTGAAGATCGGCGTGCCGGTCGAACTCTACCTCAAGGTCACGTGGTCGCCCGGTGACGCCTCATACGCCCTGGAGGCGATCGAGGAGGTGGTCGAGAAGGCTCGTGAAACCGCCGGCCTCGACGGTGTCGTGGTCTATCGCGGCAAGCACTACCGCGTCCGATAATCATTAACCGGGATTAATTCGATGACCCTCGATGACGTCATTGCTGACGAGGTTGCTGCAGGACGACTGCACGAAAACTCGGAAGGACGGACGGCCTTGGAAACGGAAGACGCTCCGCGGTGAAATATCGGACTGTCTGAATGGTGTTCTTGGGGAGGACGGCGTCGAAAAGCGCCTCCAGGTTCAACCACTTGTGCGGGCCGCCCTTCAGCAGCCCGTAATAGAGATTGAAGCCGTCCACATAGACGTTGGTGCGCATGCAGCGCGCCCCCCAGAAAGTGCTACGGCGGGCTTTCGCCCGCCGCGCGTCCGGCGCCCGAAGCCGCCGGAGGAGTGATTTGTGTAGCCTATGTGGTCGATCCTTAATGCGAGGTCAACACCTCGATCATGGATGGTTCACGGCTTAAACGCCCGTGGACGGGTGGTAAGTCGTGGGCACGGGAGGTCAAGCGGTGTTCCGCGTACGGACAGACGGAAACGATGGCCGGGCCGTTCGACAGCCTCGACGCCGCGGCCGGTGAGTAAGTTCGCATGCGACGCAGTTTAATCATTAACCGGGATTAATTCCCACAACCTGAAGAGAGACCAACATGTCTTACGATCCCATCGATGTGGCCATCGGCGCTCGTGTCCGAGTGCGGCGCAAGCAGCTGGGCATGTCCCAGACCGACCTGGGGAACGCCCTCGGCGTGACGTTCCAGCAGGTGCAGAAGTACGAGCGCGGCATGAACCGCATCTCTGGCTCTACGCTCGTGCGGACTGCTGACGCCCTCAAGCTGACTATGGCGGGGCTGACCGGCGAAGCCGACGCATATGCCGGCCTGACACCGTCCGACTGGGCGCTGCTCAGCCACCCGGAAATCCTCGAGACCGCCACCGCCATGGTGGAACTCTCTCCGAAGGACCGGCGAGCGGTCCGCGACCTGGCCAGGGCCCTCGCCGAATGACGGAGAAGCTCACACTCAGGGCCTTCGCCGCTCACGTGAGCTTGTTGGGGCACAAGCCCAAGACCGAGCTCGATGGCAATGTCTACTGCCGCATCGACGACGGCCATAGACTGCTGACCTGCGTGATCTGCGGCAGGGACGACATATGCTTGGAGTGCTACGGCGTCAGATGGCAAAGCGAGTGCCGGGGGAGGACGCGATGACTGACAACGAGCCGTCGATGGACGAGCTGTTCGCAAGAGCGCTCGCTAAGCACCGACAGGGCTACCTCCAAGAGTTCTCGAAAGGTGGAATGATGTGGGGTTCGTGGCGGACCGATATAGGCGCCCTCGGGACGGTGGGGTACGACAGCGTTGAACCACGTGCCGACCCTTACCGCGGTATCTCCGTGATGCGGCTCCATCTCGGAGACTGCAAGTGGAGGGTGTTCACTCTCAAAGAGCTGATCGTTCCGGAACCGGCGTTCGACATCCTGGAGGCGGCGGCCGCGCACGCACTTATCGCCTTCACCTAAAACCCCAACACCCTAACAGGAAACCATCATGAAAACCCGTGCCGCTAACAAAACCACCCCCCGTAAGCCGAGCGATCGGCTGAAGGCGCTAAGAGCCGGCCGCCCCCCTGGTGATCGGATCATTGATGCTCAAGGTTTCTCCATCCTGCAGGTCAAGGACGGCAAGCAGACCTGGCACATCAATGAAGGCCCTGCGAAGGCCGAGCTCATGCCGCGAGCGCCGAAGCGGAAAGCTGCCGCTTCCCCTGTGCCGCCGGCCGAGACCCAGACGCCTGACGTGACGCCGCTCGACAAGGTGATCGAGTACCTGGCCCGCCGCGACCTGGGCTTCAAGCCGACCCCCGAGCAGGCCGTCGAACACATTACCTGGCGGTTCCTCAAGGACAGGGGCATCCTCTGATGTCCCAAGTCGCCATGAAGCCTGCGCACTGGTTGCGTGTCGATGCGCCGTTTCAAGACGTCCTGCGGCACATGGCTACGCACAAGCTCACCTATGGCGAGGCCGGCTACGACGAAACCATCGACGCCATGTGGGCGTACTCTGAGGCCGTGACCAAGATCTGCGGCAGCAAACGTCGCTTCGTTGACGAAAGCGATGACACCGCCACGAAGCTGACTGTCGTACACCAGTCGACCTGGGGCGGCACCATCGTGTTCAGGATTGTCTGATGAAGCAGCACCTAACACCCCAACAATGGCTTCGGGTTGATGCTGTCTGGCAGCGCCTGCTGCTCGATGTAATTACCGACAAGCTCGCTGGAGGCAAGCAACGCTACTATAGCGGCGCCGCCCATGAGTATGCTTTCGGCATCCCGTGGGGGATCGCCGGCATCGCCAACCGCCGCATTGCGTACGAAGGGCTTTTCGAGGGCACCGGCTGGCACGCCAACACTGCCAACGGCGATATCGTGTTCCGGATCGTCTGAATTAATCGGGATTAATGGAGGCCCTGATGAAGGACCTGTTCGTACAGAAGATGAAAGCCAAGGTCGGCCTCGCTCATGACTTCACAGAAGGCGCCATGTTGGAGGCTGGCTACACTCCCGACAAGTGGTGGATCGGCCAGGGCCCACTTCGCGAACACGAACTTCCGCCGAGAACATGGCGGTTCGTGCAGAGCAGCGGAGGCGTCGACCAGGCGTTCTTGTTTGGCGACAGTGAGACTGAGCACTGCTGGGCTGAGCGGGTGTGGGAGCGAGGCAAACGCGGCCGGCGCAAGCACCTGCTCCGCGACTGGTGCGTGGTCTACCGCAAGAGGGGGGGAAACCCTACCCATCAGCCGGAGGAAGATGTTGAGGAAGCTATGCCGCTGGCGCCGGTGATCGCCGGCCCGTTCCCCAACATCGAGGGAGCCATGGCCCACATGGAGCTGATCTCGGCAGGCTATGCCCCGGCCACCTTGCCCGACCGGAGGGATGACGATGGCGCTGCGGAATAAATGCTCAGGGCTTCAGGAGATGTTTCGCAACATTAACCGAGGCCCCGAAGTGACATACCTCTCCGGCAGTTACCGCACTGAAGGCTTCAGAGACGATGAAGCCAACCTGGACTTCGCGTACTATCGCAACAGCAACGGCGTCGACCAGGTGAGCATCGCCTTGCTGGACGGCAACCACGCAGCCGAAGATCTGTGGATCGAGCGGGTGCATAACGAGAGCGGCGAGGTAGTTCGCGGCTGGACGATCGTCTCCCGCTCACATGCGGCCGGCACGACCGACGAGTTCAAGATCCCCCTGCCGCCGCCTATCGCCGGCCCGTTCCCCACCTTCCGCGGCGCACTGGCGCACTGGCGGCTGATGGTTGCCGATATCGCGCCCACTTCCCTGCCAGGAGAGACCTCCCGATGACCGAGCTTGAGAAAAAAGTCAGCCAGTGTTTGGAGCGAGACACCTGGGCGCCTTGCGGCGCTGGCGGACTACGTAGCAGAAGCGGCTTCGTCGACGTGCTGCTCGGCCGAATCGGCGGGCTGTCGATTTGGGAATACGACAACGGGCTACAGCAGGTTTGGCCGCATACTAACATAAGCTCTCGCGGTTTCTTTGCTGACGTGTGGGTCGAGCGGGTGCTGGACCGCGGCCGCGAACGGCACCCTCGAGCCGAAGAGGTCAAGCGCGGGTGGAGCATCGTTAACCGACCCGAGCCCGGCGATGACCCGCTGGAGGAGATGGCGCCGATGGAGGCGGAGATGATCGCCGGCCCGTTCCCCAGTCTCGATGCCGCGCTCGCAGCCCTGCTCATGCTCGCGCACACCATGCCCGACGGCTTCGTCGATTAATTGGGATTAATGGTCATGACGATGGAAGAAATGGTGGTGTGGTCATGGATTGTTCGAGGAGACGCCAGGACGATAACCACCTACGGAAGCCACGAATACCGTATATGCCCTCCGTACAGCAGTGAACGAGGCGACAACTGCTGGGAGATCGACCCGGTCTGCTGCCACCAGTCATGGCTGGCGCGCGATCCTGCTGGAAAGTGGACGGTGTGGACGGGGGATGATCCCAGCGGGAGTTACAAGGTGGAGTACAAATGTATCGGCGGGCCGTTCGATAGTTTCGACGCCGCGGCCGCTCACTTCCACCTGATGCACTCGTTAGGAGAGGCGCCATGACTTTAGACGATCTCGTGAAGACGCACGAGCGCATCTCTCGTGATGCTCAAGGCTGCCGACATCATCGACTGAATAGGAGAACACCATGTCAGAGAAACCTACCTACACCGCTGCCGAGGACTCGATCGACCAGCTCATCGCGATCTGGTGCAGCATCCCCTCCGATGAACGGGCGATGGTGGCCCACCCCGACCCGAGCCTGGCCGGCTTGATCGAGACCATGCGCGCCACGGATGCGGCGCTCGATAAGATCTTCAGGGGGCCGGCGGATGTGGGTAGCTGAAAACGACATCGGGTTTCACGATCGCCACGAGATTAGGATGTCTACGTGGGAAGATGGGTGGCGGGTCGCGGTCAAACAGATGATGTCCCTAACCGGACACGATGACCTCGACGTCGCGGACTATGCGTTCTGCGTCCAGTGCCGGTACTGCAAGGGGGCCTTCGCTCTTTCGCGCAGTGAAACGTTCGACGATGCGTTGCGCCGGATCCCTCCCTGCACAGGAGAGGTGTGATGCCGTTCGGAATAAGGCGCCTGTCGGCCCGGGACGCCATCGCCGCCATCGACCTCGCCACCTGGACCGACACCGAACGCCGCGTCGTCGAGAGCACCATGCTGCTGGTCGGGCACATGCCGAGATGGGGCGAAGGAGGTAGACACAGTTACGTATTCGCCCCCGTCTGCCATCGGTGTGGCGGGTGGTTCTACATACCCATAGGCAGCGACTTGCAGACTGAGCTCTGCACAATCGAGCCATGCAAGGGAGGCTAACATGGCATGGAGTAAGCACCTGATCCGCCCTAGCACGAAGGACGTGAGAAATGCCTACTATCCGATGAGAGAGTGGAGCCGCGACGAGCGCGACTTGGTGTTCGTGACGTTGCGGCTTCTCGGTCACGGCAGAGTTGGAGGCCCCAGCGAGGGTGAGTCCGGTAACTGGCTGTCGGAGGGCAGTAGGTATGCCTATCGCTGCGATCGATGCGCGCACTGGTTCTACGTCAAGCAATCTGAGACCGTTGCTGATGCAGTAGGTACAATCGCCACATGTAATGGAGGGGCGTGACAATGTGGGTTCGTGCTAGAGAACGCGTAGAGAGCCGCCACTATAGAAATCCGGTACTGCATTGGACGTCTGAGGACATGCGTTTCTTCCTGACAACAACTGCGTTGCTGGGCCACACCTTTATCAAGGCAATACCTCCCGACAGATCCGCGTTCCTTTGCATGAACTGTAAAGGCTGGTTCTACTGGGCCACAGCTACTGAACCTACCATCGCCGCCGCGCTATCGTGCGTGCCGATTTGCGGAGTGAAAGATGCGAGAAGCTAACGACCCCATCCCGCTGACGAGCGTTATCCTAACATATTTGGACAAGAGGCAGCGGCGCTATGACCAGGCACAATTCTTCGCAATCACCGAGGCCGAAGCCCGCGGCATGGCCTACGACTGGGTCTGCCACAGCGGGCAGCGCGGGCACCGTTGGCGAATTGACCGTCATACCTAACGCCCTGTTCGGGCGACCTCCGGCCGACATCACCGTCGCCGAAGTTAGGCAGCTGGCGGAGCTGCTCGGCCACTACCTGCCGTGCGTCAGCGAGGGCTTCAACGTGCACGTAAGAGATGATGTGCTGCGTTTCGCGCTTAGGAGGAATCAGCCAGTCGTCTACTGCAGCAGCTGCAAGCGACCCTACACTTGGGCCTCCCTCGCAGCCTGTCCGGGAGAGTCGGATGACAGCTACGTTCCATAAGCGGGCGCTCAAAGCAATGACGCCTGAGCTCGAGGCTCACGTAGTGACTGCTGTGCTGTTGGGACACCGTGTCGACGTGTTTCGACAGTCCGGTAATGGCCAGCCGATCATGAGGTGCGCGACGTGCTATGCGCGTTGGGTACTGGATGCTGAGGCCGCCAAGTTCATCGAGAGGTGCGAAAGATGACCGAGTTCATAACTGGCCCGGACGAACAGCCCGACATGCTCGCGCATCGGGTGACGTTCCTGCTGTTCGGTCACGTGCCAACTCCGGAAACCCGTCGGTATTACTGGAGCCTGATCTGTCGACGGTGCCGTAAGCAGTTCTTTGCCGAAAGAAATGGCCGGTGGGAGGCGAGGCCTCCAGAGGGAATGGGAGTGTGTGATGGCGCAGATTGATCTAGGTCCCGTCCCCCAAACCCTAACACCCCAAGATCTCCACAACCTGCTGGAGATGCTCGGGCACGAGAACTTCCTGACGTACAGCACGCAAGCCTATATCGACGCGGCGCTTAGAACCGGAACGCACTTCGCCGTGTGTCGAGCGTGCCACCAAACCCTCACCTGGCAGAACCTCGACGTCTGCAGGAGGCCGAAATGAACCTCGATCACATCGACCCCAACACCCTAACACCCGAACAGGTACAGGCCTGGTTCACCATGCTCGGGCACGACGTCGGCTATGTCTTTCGCAGTCAGACGTCACTGGTTGCCGCCTGGAAAAGGGGTGACCCTGTAGGGCTCTGTCGAAATTGGGGGTGCGTACCGCGGAGTGCTACTATGGCACACGGGCTGACACACGGGCTGTTGTCGCCCACATCCGGCTTCTGCGAAGGGGGATAGAAGATGTCTGACCCGGTACTAACCGAGGACGGGTTCATCGCGACCGTGATGCTGCTTGGCCATGTGCTGAAGCCTCGCAATCTTGCCGGCCGCTATGGAGAAGGAGATTACTCCGTCTGGTGCTCAAGATGTCAGCGCCAGATATTCTCTGTGCCCTTCGGAAATCTGTGCGGTCTTATACCCTGTGTGCCGCGCCGATGACGCCGTTCACCATGTACGACCACATGCAGGCGGTAATGAAGGCGGCGCGCACGGTGCACGCCAAGCTCGAAGAGAAGTCGCCACCTCATGCCGAGGAACTCGGTGCATCGATCGAAGCGATGGAGAGCTGGATCCGCGCCTTCTTCATCGCTCGGACAGACAAACAAGCTAACATATAGTGGTTGGAAAGTGCCCCGTTAGGCACTTGACAAATGAACTAAAACATGTTAGCATATTAACACAATGAGGGGTGATCCTCATTGATGAACACTCGTGCCCACAACGGTACGGGGCAACCCGGGAATTAATCCCGATTAATGGAGACTACCACATGCGTCCTTCGGCTCTCGCTGAAAACCTGAAGCAATTCTACGCCATCGGCCGTCACGTCCACATCGAAGGCAAGCCTGGCGCCGGCAAGACCCAGATCGTCAGCCAGGTGGCCCGCGACCTGGGCGTCGGCTTCATCCACATCCACGGCCCGCTCATGCAGCCGGAGGACATGGGCATGCCCGTGATCACGCCGGAACGCACGAGCATCAAGTTCGTGGTGCCGGAGAAGCTCCCGATGGTCGGGTACGATCACCCCGACCAGGGCATCCTGCTGATCGACGAGATGTCGCAGGCCGACAACTCCATCCAGAAGATCATGGCCAACCTGATCCAGGAGCGCGAGCTGCACGGCTACAAGCTCATGCCTGGGTGGGTGACGGTGAGCACGGGCAACCGTCAGCAGGACAGGGCCGGCGCCAACAAGATCCTCGGCCACCTGGCCAACCGCATGACGATCATCGAGATCGAGGAACACCTCGAGGACTGGTGCGCGTGGGCGATGGCCAACAACATCGATCCCGGCATCGTCGCCTTCCTGCGCTTCAAGACGCAGCTGCTGTGCGACTACGACCCGCAGCGGGCGAGCAACCCCACGCCTCGTTCGTGGGCCGAGGGCGTCTCGCCGATCATCGGCAAGGTGTCGGAGAGCGCCGAGTTCGAGTGCTTCAAGGGCGCCGTTGGCGAAGGTGCGGCCGCGGAGTTCATGGGCTTCCTCAAGATCATGAGGCAGCTGCCGAACATCGACCTGCTCCTGAAGGCTCCCGACAAGGCCGACGTGCCGGACGACCCGGCCACGCTCTACGCCATTGCCGGGTCGATCGCTCACCGCTCCAGCGTGGAGATGATCGAGAAGATCGTCACCTACGCCAAGCGCATGCCTCCTGAGTTCATGACGCTGGTGATGCGCGACTGCCTGGCCCGCTGCCGCGACGTCACGACGACGAAGGCGTACATCGACTGGGTGTCGACGGCCGGCGCCAACGTCATCCTGGGCCGCTAACGGAAAGAGGCCGGGAGTGTTATGCTCCCGGCCTCCAACCAATTAATCCAGATTAATGGATTAGGCGGACAGGTTGCGGAACCACTTACCGCCGGTGCCGCCGACGGTGCAGTGGTAGGTCGCGGTCTTGCCGGCCGCTTGAGCCACGCCGGTGGCGGTGGCGACAGCGTTGATGGTGTCGGTGCCGTACCCGAACACCTGCAGCGAGTTGGCGGAGGTGTTGACGATGGTGATGCTGAGGCCGGCCACGGCAACCGGGAGCTTCACGCTGTCGGCCGTGGTGGCGACCGTGTCGACGGAGTTGAGCGCGCCGGTCAGCTGGGTGGCGCTGCCCTGGCCGCCGCCAGCGTAGGCAGTAATGCCGGTGACCACACTGAACAGTCCGGCGACCGCATCGGCAACCGGCTTCAGCGTGTTGCCGGACGAGTAAACAGTAGTGCCCATTAGTTGATTACCCCAAGGGTGTTAGCAGATCACTGTCGATACACCCTAACAACCTTAGACGCAAGGAGCAGGTTATGAACCTGAGCAACAGAGCCTTGCTGGTGACCCTGGCTATCAGCCAGTGGACCGCCCGCAAGTTCGACAAGCGCGAGACGCAGGCCGTCGCCGCCAAGCACGGCACCCCGGCTGAGGTCGCCCGGGTCAACAAACGACTTCTCGCCTTCTCGGATACGCTCGACGCGATCCACAAAAAGACCGGCGAAATCCGCACCGAATACTACCGGCGCACCCTCCCGTGGGGGCAGCATGGAGTGAACGTGCTCAAGGTCGACGGGTACATGGAGTTCGCCGCCGTGATGGCGGGGCTCATGTCGGACTGGCGGCACCTGGTGGACAAGTTCCTCGCCGACTACCCCGCCCTGCGGGAGCGCGATCGCCAGCTGCTCAACGGTCTGTTCGACGAGAACGACTACCCGGACGTCAGCCAGGTGCGGGAGAAGTTCAAGATCGACGTGGCGTTCTGCCCGATCCCCGAGGAGAGCGACTGGCGGGTGTCGCTGAGCGCCGACGAGATGGACCGGCTCAAGGCGTCGATCACCGAGAAGGTGACGAACAGCATGAGCGAGGCCATGCGTGAGGCCTGGCGGCGGGTGCATGAACTCGTGACCCACGCCCACGAACGCCTGGCCGACCCCAAGGCGGTGTTCCGCGACACCTTGGTGAGCAACGCGCAGGAGCTGTGCCGGCTGCTGACCACGCTCAACATCGCCGACGATCCGAACCTGGAGAAGATCAGGAACGAGATCGAGGGGAGCCTGTGTCAGCACACGCCTGACACTCTGCGGCAGGCGCCCGAGGTGCGTGAGCAGGTCAGCGACAAGCTGGCCGAAATCATGAAGCAGATGGGAGCGTTCTATGGCGCGTAAGTATCCTGCCAGGAACGGCTGGGGTGACCGGGTTGGGCGGGCGCCAAGATTGAATGTGCACGGTCTAGCCAATCACGTAACGATCTTTGCAGACGGGCTCGTAGTTTCCGCTAATGCTAACGACCCCGTCGCCGTTGCCTGGACCAACGATGGCGACTGGTCGGTGTTCTACTACCCCGACGGGCTCGAGCAGATCCGTCTGCGAGAGCGGGAGAACAAAGGCAAGCTCTACATCGAGCGGGTCAACCGCCCGAAGTCCCGCCGCATCCGCTGGTGCGTCGTAGACCGCACGATCAACGACCGGCTCTATCCCCCCAGGATCGCCGGTCCTTTCAAGGAACTCGACGCGGCGAAGGCAACCTATTTGTTGCTTCTGTCCACGATGGGTTAGCATCTTTACAACCGCTAACACGAAGATATGTTAGCACAACGACAGGAGACGACACACATGGATAAGCAAGCTGCCGAGAAAGTCGGTCGCGCCAAGGCCGGGCTGGTGATCAGCCAGCCGTTCTTCGCCAGCCTCATCCTCACCATGTCGGTGACCGAGGACAACACCTTTCCCACCATGGCCACCAACGGCAAGTGGGTGAAGTACAACTCCGACTTCGTGAACGGCATGACCTTGGAGCAGACGAAGTTCGTGCTCTGCCATGAGGTCATGCACTGCGTGTTCCAGCACGTGTTCACCCGCGGCGAGCGCAACCCGTACCTCTGGAACGCGGCGGGTGACTACATCATCAACGACATCCTCACCAAGGAAGGGCGGGCCACCTGCGGCGAGATGCCGGCCATGGGGCTGCTCGATGAGAGGCTCGTCGCTGAGGGCGAGGGCATGACCGAGAAGGTCTACGAGCTGCTCCTGAAAAAGGTCGAGAAGCGACTCGGTCACAAGCTCGGGCAGGGCGCGGGTGTGAGCGAAGTCGGTAAGGGCCTGGGCGGCACGCCGCTCGACGACCTGGTTGATCCGGGCGGCAGCGAGGCCGAGCGCAACGAGGCCGAAGCCGACATGCGGGTGCGCGTGGCCCAGGCGGCGCAGGCGGCCAAGATGTCGGGCAAGTTGTCCGCTAACCTCGGCCGGTTCGTGGACCAGGCGCTCAACCCGAAGGTCGACTGGAAGGAAGTGCTGCGCCGCTTCGTCAGTCAGCGGATCAAGGAGAACTTCACCTACGCGCGGCCGAACAGGCGGTGGCTGGGCGAGGAACTCTACCTGCCCTCCAAGGACGGCTACGGCATGGGCGATATCATCATCGCCGTGGACTGTTCCGGGTCGATCGGAGACGTCGAGCTTGCCGAGTTCGCCGCCGAGATGAAGGCGATCAAGGAGGACGTGCTGCCCATGAACACGCACGTCATCTACTTCGACAGTCGGGTCTGTCACTACGACAAGTTTGAGCGTGATGACGACCTGACCGTGGCGCCGCATGGCGGTGGCGGCACGGCGTTCAGTCCGGTGTTCGTGTACGCCGAGGAGCAAGGCATCGAGCCGGCGTGCTGCGTCTTCCTCACGGACCTGTACTGCAACGACTTCGGACCGCCGACCCCCTACCCCACGCTGTGGGTCAGCACCGGCGCGAACCAGGCGCCGTGGGGTGAAGTGGTCATGATGAAGTGACCGCCAATTAATCTGGATTAATCAGCCATAACAGGAGACGAAAACATGGCTACTGTGAGAATGACGGAGCGGCTCCGAGATGAGATCAGGTCCGCTGCGTCCGGTTTGTTCACGAAACGACTTGATGACCTGAACAATGCTAGCCCGCTTACACAGTCTGCGCGGGTGGCGGTCCTCGATGCCGTGGTAGACTGGGTCTACGCGAAACGCGGACTGACACCCGAAATGCTCAAGCGGGTTCCTTTGACCATGCTCAAACAAGACAGCGGCTTTCACATCGGCCCCCTTCACGGCGTGGACTTCGGATACGTCGCCGGCAGGAAGTTGTTCCCCTGGACCCACGAGTTTGCGGGGACGTGGAGTGACATTCCTCTGGAGAAGCTGCCCCCAGAACTTCCCGCGACCATTGTCTGGCAGAAGCAGTTCCAGGAAGTCATCGACGAGCGGGACAAGTTCGTCAACCGGGTGGGCAACATCATCAACACCCACTCCACACTCAAGTCAGCACTCACGGAGTGGCCGGGGCTGTGGGAGCTGGTGCCTCAGCACGCCAAGGACGAGCACAACCGCACCGTGGCGAAGCCGAAGGAGAGCACCGTCGTGAACCCACATATCGATGAGCTCAACGTCACCCTGGTGACGGCCAAGCTCCTCGGCGAATAAGGAGCGCCTCGATGGGAAAAGTTCCTGAGAACTTCCTCGACTATGCCGAGATGGTCGAGTTCGCCAAGGGCGGCGTCAAGACGGCCAAGCGCCTGAGCCACGGACGTATCTGGAAGGAGGCTCACTCCGCCGCCCGGGTGCTGTTGGTCGACGACGAGCCGCATCTGTACATCTACGACATGAAGTATGCGACCTTGACCAAGGCCAACGTGCTAACGCTGTGGTTCACGTCGCCAAAATGGGTGGCATCCCTGATGCTAAATCGTGTGTTCGCTCTCGAGACATCAAGGGTCGGCACTGGGCAGTACACGATCCGAAGACCCGGCCCGCTGGAGTCACCGTCCTACCCAGCCTACCAGGCGGTGGACTATGACGCGCAGCGCCGAGCCTATGTCGAATGGTGGCACGCATACCATGCCGCCAGAAGATTGGATCCCGTCTACTACCCAGGCATCCAGTTCGACGCTAAGACCGGCGAGCTTCTCTCGGAGAAGCGGCCGATCACCCGCCGGAAGGTCGTTGTCATCGACAAGGACAAGGACAGGGAGTGGAAGTCCGCGCTCCGCAAAACCAAGCGGGGGGTGAGGGTGTTGCTCCGGCTCGACAACGCCAAGCCGGAGAAGGCGGTGTTCCACGGCGGCAACTGGCCTACCGCGGCCGACGAAGTGGCGTGGGTGCTCAACGGTAATATCAAGGAGCTCCACGCCTACGTGCTGCAGGCAGCGAGGGGATACAGCTGGAAATACTCCAAAGCAGAGGACCTGCCGGTGAAGCATCTCGACGAAACCCTCGAGCAGGTGATCAACAGCATACGGCTGTATGCTCGAACGTCGATGGGCGCCGTCGAGGTCAGGCGGGTGGCGATCAGCTAAAAAGCTGTTGCGTGTTAGCGAATAGTAGCTAACACTACGCATCTCACGGGCGAAGCCGCCCCCCCCGCCAACCCGTGACGTCCTGCCAGGAGACGCTAAACCCTGGCCACCTTTTTCCAGGCTGTTGTGGGTCTTCAGCCTGGGTCCGTCGATCCTCAGATCGGCGGCGCTCAAGCGGGATTAGAGGCGTTATATCCCCCGCAGCTGGTTACGGCGTTTTCTCCTTTCGCCAAGGATCAGCCGTCGTGCCGGGGGACGGTAAACCCCGGCAGCCTTGCGAACGATAAGAGAGACGCATGCAAGACGACAACGTGCTGCGGCCGATACGCCGCCAGGCAGCATCCCTGCTGGAGACCCTTCAGCGCGCAGAGCGCGATGTCTCCGAGCTGCTCCGTTCCCTAGACAAATCCATCGCCGCACTCCCGCTCCGAGGGTGCTCATTCTGCGGCCGCGCTTACCATCGAGGTTACATCGGTGTGAGCGCGCGACACGCATCGATCTGCGAGGAGTGCGTAAGGCTCTCCCAAGACGTCATCACAGAAGGTAAGACCGATGATCCGAGCGCCTGAGAAGGTGTTAGCCGTGGTGCGCGAGACGCTAACGAGGTACGACCTGCCGGCGGCAGATGTCATGCGGAAGAAACGCGCGCCTGGCCCCTACGATGCCCGGCTGGCCGAGTGCCGCAATGAGATCTGGTGGAGGATCAAGCAGATGCGCGGACCCAACGGACGGCTGTTCTCCTACACCAAGATCGGGCAGTGGTTCGACCGCGACCATACGACCATCCTCCTCGGGGTGCGCAAGCATGTTGAGCAGAACACCGATGCAGCTGCTGGCGCTTGATTTCGAGACGTGGGGGCGGCTGCCGGAGTACGCGCTGCAGCCGCACAGGCTGCGGACAGGTGACGCCTGGGTGACGTCCTACGCCTACGCCGCGGAGAAGGACGGGACCATCAAGGTCGGCGGCCGGCGCCAGCCCACATTAACCGAGGTTAAAGACCTCCTGCTCGCCTGCGCCCGCAGCGATATTTACATCGTCTGCTGGAACACCCCGTTCGACGTGGCCTGGTTGCTGGCCATGGGGCTTCGCGAGGAAGTCTACGCGTGTAAGTGGCTCGACGGGATGCTGCTCTATCGGCACATGACGTCGAAGCCGAACTACCTGCCGGGCGCCATCAAGTCGTACAACTTGAAGCTCGCCGTGGAGACGTTCCTCCCCGAGTATGCAGGCTACGCCAAGGAGGTGACGTTCGACCCTCAGACTACGGAAGAGTGGGACGATCTCGTCCGGTATAACAAGCTCGACGCTCGACTGACCCTGATGCTGGCCCAGAAGTTCCTGGCCGAAATGCCGAAGGACGTGAAGCGCGCCGCACTGGTCGAGGCTGAGTGCCTGCCCATGGTGGCTGAGGCCAACCTCGAGGGGATCGTCGCCAACCTCGACAACGCCGCCGAGCTCAGCAAGAAACTTGCCGACACCACGGACTACGCGCTCGTGACGCTCATGCTCACGGCGGGTGGAGCGGTGTCGCTGGAAGTCCTGTCCAGCCCGGCCCAGCTGGGTGATCTCCTCTACAAGGAGTGGGGTCTGCCGGTCACCCGGTACACGCCTACTGGCAATTTCTCCACAGACAAGGACGCCTTGGCGGAACTTGCCCGCACGGACGAGCGCGCCAAGCTGATCCACCAGTGGCGAGAGGCGGCGAACAACCGCACCAAGTTCGCCGAGGCAGTGCTCGACAGCGCCAGGTACAACGGCGAGACGGACCCGTTCGAGCAGCGGGGGATCATCCGCCCGTCTGCCAGGGTGTACGCCACCTACACAGGGCGGATGACCTACTCGTCCAAGCAAGGGAAAGGGAAGTCAGAGCGGCCTGTTGGTGTGGCGCTTCACCAGTGGAAGCGCGGTGAGGAGTATCGCCGGTCCATCACCGTGCCCGAGGGGTGCACCCTGATGGAGTTCGACTTCGCTGGGCAAGAGTTCCGGTGGATGGCTGTCGAGAGTGGTGACCCTACCATGCTGAGGCTGTGCCAGCCGGGCGAGGACGCCCACGGGTTCATGGGCGCGAAGATCTCATCGCAGGAATACCGCGCCCTGGTGGCGGCGGTGAAGGCTGGCGATCCCACTGCTGAGACCCAGCGTCGGCTAGGCAAGGTGGCGAACCTCAGTCTCCAGTACCGGACGTCGGCCAAACGCTTGCAGGGCGTGGCCTTCACTCAGTACGGGCTCGACCTGACGATGCCGTTCTGCGCATCGATCCACGCTACGTACCTAACAACCTACCAGCGTGTCAGGCCGTACTGGGACAGGCAGATCTATCGAGCGCGCACCGAAGGGTACGTGCAGACGATCGCCGGCCGCAGGGTGTGGCTAGGCAAAGGGATCGACTGGCCGCAGGGCCGCGGCGATGCGTGGTCGTACGAGAGCACGGCCATCAACTTCCCGATCCAGGGGGTCGGGGCGGACCAGAAGTATCTGGCCCTGAAAGTCCTCAAGAACTACCTGCCGACGGTCGGCGGGCGGTTCTACTTCGAGCTCCACGATGGCTTGTTCGTCATCGTGCCGGACGACCAGGCCGAGAAGGCTGGACGTGAGATCAAACACCTGCTGTCGAACCTCCCCTACAAGGAGGCCTGGGACTGGGAACCCCCCATCCCGTTCCCGGTCGACGGCAAGATGGGTAAATCCTGGGGCGACCTTAAGGGGTTCTGATGTTGCGGTTGCTGGAGTGGCTGATCTTCGGTCACATACACGAGTGGAAGTTTGAAGACCGGATGCCCTTGCGAACGGCGGGGAGGAGCACCGGCGACCGCGTCATGCTGTCGTGCAAGACGTGTGGTGATTGGAAAAAGCGAGACCTGATTTGACCTGTATCGTATGGGACGGCCAGACCCTGGCCGCTGACAAGCTCGCCTGCTTCGGAGATCTGAAGCGCACGGTGACCAAGATCGTGAAGCGAAACGGGTGCCTCCTGGCCTATGCCGGGATCGCGTCCATCGGCGAGCACCTGGCTGACTGGTGGGCTTCCGGCCGCAAAATCGACAAGTGGCCGAACGAGTTCCAGAAGGACGAGAACATGCAGACGACCTTGTGGGTGATCTATCCCGACAAGACAGTCCACTGCTATGAGTGCACGCCTTTCCCGATCAAGGTCGAGGACCCGTGGTTCGCCGCCGGGTCGGGCCGCGATTTCGCCGTTGGCGCCATGGCCATGGGTGCGGATGCTAAGCGAGCCGTCGAGATCGCCGCCACGCACTGCATTTCCGTCGGCGGCGGGATCGACACACTTACATTGTAACTCACAACTGTAGGCATGTTGACACTGGGACCGTTAAAAGCGTAAGGCCCCTAACAGACGTTGTATGAACACGGGTAAGATACGCACATGCAGAGTTCCAAGGCTCAGGTGGCCGGTGTCGACCGCGATGCCTTCATGAAGCAGACCCAGGCCAGGTGGATGGAGGCCAGGACCAAGTTCATCCAGGAGCGCGGATCGCTCGGCTGGAAGGAGCGCAACGAAGTCGGGTCGGAGTTCTGGGAGATGATCGACCGGAACCTCGACAACGCCATTGCCGAGAAGGGCCTGGACGAGCCCACCCCCAAGAGAACCTAGAGCAGCCCAGAGGACCGGGTTGACTCTATGGGTTAGCATGTCTAACGTCCGAGTTAGCACATGCGTGAAGAACCCGACACCGTGAACAACCCCTCCCACTACACCAGTGGCGGGGTCGAGACGATCGACTACCTCGCGGCGAAGCTGTCGCCCGAGGAGTTTCGCGGCTTCTGCCGCGGCAACGTTCTCAAGTACACGTCGCGAGCCCTGCTCAAGGGCAGCCCAGTCGAGGATTACCGCAAGGCGCTGTGGTACCTGACGAGGTTGATCGAGAGCTATGTATGAGTAAGCCGTTCGCGTGGTCCTATTCCCAACTGACAAGCTATGAGGATTGCCCCCGGCGGCACTACCTCACGAAGGTCTCCAAACAAGTTAGCGAGCAGCAGTCCGAAGAGATGCTGTGGGGCAACCGCGTCCACAAGGCGCTGGAGATGCGGGTCAAGATCGGCGAGCCGCTGCCGTTGTCGATGACCGAGTACGAGCCGATTGCTCAGAAGATCATCGATGCGGCCGGCGACAAAACGACCGAGCAGAAGGTGGCCCTGAACAAGGACCTCGAGCCCTGCACCTACTTCGCCAAGGATGTGTGGGTGCGAGGCATCACCGACATCACCATCCAGAACGACAGCAAGGTCGTCATCCTCGACTACAAGACCGGCGCCCCAAAACCTAACAGCGCGCAACTCCGTCTGTCTGCCGGGATCACGTTCGCGCACATGCCGTATGTCGAGACCATCACCACGGGGTTCCTGTGGCTCAAGACGGGCGGCACCACGACCGAGACGCTCACCCGGGATGACGTGCCGGGGATCTGGCAAGAGTTCTACCCTCGCGTCCAACGGCTCGAACACGCCCTCGACAGCAACCAGTTCCCTCCGAAGCCGAGCGGTCTGTGCCGCAAATGGTGCCCGGTCGGCCGGTCGCTGTGCGAGCACTGCGGGACTTAGGTGGCAAAGTGACACCCGAGGGCAAGGTCAAGACTGAGATCAAGCGGTATCTGAACGCGATCAACGCCTGGTACTTCATGCCTGTCCAGAACGGCATGGGGGTGGTGGGTGTCCCTGACTTCGTCGCTTGTGTGAGAGGCCGGCTGGTCGGGATCGAGTGCAAGGCGCCCGGCAAACTCGGCAACGTCACCGAGAACCAACGACGGCAATTAACTGGGATTAATGAGGCGGGCGGCATCGGCGTCGTGGTCGACAGCGTCGATGCCCTGCGGACCTGGTTCACCCTTTGCGATGTAGAAACATGAAGTACGTGCGCGTGAAGAAATTGGTGGAGCTCACCGGCTACACCGAGAAGGCGATCTACCAAAAGATCGGCAAGGGTGTCTGGGTGGAAGGCACGCACTATCGCCGGGCGCCGGACAGCAATATCCTGCTGAATGTGGAGGCCATCGAGCGATGGGTAGAGGGCGACAAGGTAGTGGTGTAACGCCCCTCAAGACGACGATCCGGGTGAGGTTCACCTGGTCCGGTCAGCGCCAGGTCTACACCCTCCCCCTGGCCCCGACCTCCGCCAACATCAAAGCTGCCGAGCGGCTGATGCTCTCCATCCGTCGCGACATCGAGCGAGGGATCTTCGAGCCCGGTAACTATTTCAAAAACTCCCTGATAACGGACGCCGCTCAAACTTCTTTCGAGGCGTACGCCGACAAGTGGATGGGGTCTCTCACGGTCGCGCACTCGACAGCCGGTCAGTACAAGGGCGTGATCAACGGGGTGTGGAAACCGGCGTTCATCGGAAAGACCATGGCCGAGATCAAGCACGCCCCCTTCGAAAAATGGCGTAAGCTCTTGATACTCCTCGGGAAAGAATGGTCGGAGTGGCAGGATTTGAACCTGCCTGCCGGGGGAAAAGGGAGAACTCAGGAGGAGAGAATTGCTGAAAAAACAAAGGCACTACTTCTCTGGAGTCCTCCCTTGTCCTATGTATTGGTCACGGAATTGGTCACGGAAATCGCATGTCCAAATTGCCTAGCCCCATCACGGTGAACACCGCGTCCAGACTGATCGAGTCGATCGGCCGAGCGGGCGATATGCAGCGAGCGCTAGACCGAAGCGCCTGGGCGCTCAGCTACACAAACTCCGGCCAGGCCGTCACCCTGCGGGCGGTCAACGAGGTGACGCGCATCCTCATGCGGCACGAGGTCGTGGACTTCGGGTTCGAGCTGTCAATGCGCGACGACAGGACGCACGTATGGTGGCGGGCAACCGACCACGGAAAACCGTTCTCGTATTCCCTCGACTTCTCCCGGTCCCTGGAGCCCGGATGGGAAGACGTGTTGCGGGGGTTCGAGTCGACGGTGATGCTGTCTCGATGACCTTCCCCCTCTCCAACCTCATCGCCGCTGAGAGCTTGGCGGCGAACCGCATGGACGTTGCTGCTCAGTCGGCGAAGGTCCTCCGCGGCCCTTTGTGGGCCTGGCACCTTCAGTCTTACATGCTGGTCGCCCTGGAAGGCCTCGGCGCCTGCGTAAAGAGCACATGGTTTAGAGCTGGGTTTGCACACGCTCTAGCCACCCCTGGCGGGCTTCAGTACGAAACTGTCTATGTCCCGATGAGCCTGAGCAACGAAGATTTCCAGCGATCCCTGGAAGCCCAACTGATAATGGCTGCACTCGTATGATTGTCTCCAAGGCTCACCAGAAGCTGGTGCTCAAGCTCCAGAACCCCGACCGGGTGACGACCGTCATTCCGACCGCGCGGAAGTTTGAGTTCGACGGTTCTGCCAACTTCGTCGCAGTGCCTCACAGGCTCGACGAAGTTCGCGTTCTGAATAACATGGGCATCGCCGCGCCCTCCCCCATCCGGTACTTCTACGACTGGCCGGGGATGTTCAAACCGTTCGACGCACAGCTGCAGACGAGCGACTTCCTGACACTGAACCAGCGCGCTTTCGTGCTCAACGACATGGGCACCGGCAAGACCATGGCCACGCTCTGGGCATACGACTACCTGCGTAAGATCGGGAACGTCCGCCGGGCGCTGGTGATCTCCCCCCTGTCCACGCTCGAGAGGACCTGGGCCGACGAAGTGTTCAACCACTTCCCCGAGCTCAGCGTCGGGGTCCTGCATGGCACCAAGGAGCGCCGCCTTAAGATCCTGCAGGAAGACTTCGACATCTACGTCATCAACCACGACGGCCTTAAGGTCATCCAGCAGGCCCTCATCGAGCGGGACGACATCGACCTGATCGTCATCGACGAGATCGCCTCCTTCCGCAACGCCAGCACCCAGCGATGGAAGGCGCTCAAGGCAGTCTGCGACGGGCGTAAGCGGGTGTGGGGCTTGACCGGCACACCCACTCCCAACCTCCCTACGGACGCCTGGGCGCAGTGCCGCCTGATCTGTCCGGAGCGAGTGCCGAAATACTTTGGCCAGTTCAGGGACGCGGTGATGCGGCAGCAGGGACCGTTCAAGTGGCTAGTGCGAGACACAGCATCTGATGTTGTGGCCGACGCGATGCAGCCGGCCGTGCGGTTCACTCGTGACCAGTGCGTTGATCTACCGCCCTGCATCTACCAGACACGCGAGGTCGACCTCACGCCGGAACAGCGCAAGGCGTACAAAGATATGCTGGCGAAGCTGCATATGGAGTTCGAGGACCGTCAGGTGCTGGCGGTCAACGAGGCTGTGAAGATGCAGAAGCTGGTGCAGATCGCCTGCGGGGTGGTCTACGGCGCCAAGGGCGAGGAAGTTGTTCTGCCCACTGAGCCGCGTATCAACGTCATCAAGGAGATCGTCGAGGAGGCCGGCACGAAGGTGATCGTGTTCGTGCCTTACAAGGCGGTGCTGCGCTACGTGGCCGAGCAGCTGAGCCAGGACTTTACGGTCGAGTGCATCTCGGGCGAGACGTCGAAGTCAGAGCGTGACCGCATCTTCTACGAGTTCCAGAAAACCCCCCAGCCGCGGGTGCTGGTGGCGCAGCCAGCCGCCATGTCTCACGGCCTGACGCTAACGGCTGCGAACACAATCGTATGGTATGCGCCAGTCACGTCGAACGAAACCTACGAGCAGGCCAACGCCCGCATTGTCCGCCCCGGACAGAAGCACACCCAGTTCATCGTGCACGTCGAAGGCACGGAAGTGGAGCGGCGCATCTACCGCCGTCTCAAGGACAAACAAAAACTCCAAGGCACGCTTTTGGACTTGTTAGCTAGTTGACACATGCTAACGGATAGCGCATAGTCACCTCATCGACCTGGTTCGAACCGGTCGGCCAAACGAGGAGAACGTGACCATGCAGATGGATGACGTCGTCGAGAGGTATATCAAACTCCGCGACGCAAAAGATAAGCTCCGCGCCCACCAGAAGGCCGAGATGGCCAAGCTGGACACGGTGATGGACCAGCTGGAAGTGATGCTGTTAGCAGAGCTCAACGACAAAGGGCTCGAGGCCGCTAAGACCTCTCACGGCACGGTCTACAAGTCCGTGAAAACCCAGGCCGGCGTGGCCGACTGGGACGCACTGTTGTCCTATATACAGGCCAACGGGCTTTGGACTATGCTTGAACGACGCGTTAGCAAGGACGCCGTCGTCCAGTTTCGCGAAGCCAACAACGATCTGCCGCCGGGCGTGAACTGGCGGGAGGAAGTATCAGTCAACATCAGGAGATCAGCTTGAGCCTGACCACCACGACGGGGTCGCTCCCCGCACACATCAAGGCCGCCTTCGGCGGCTGGCAAGGCAACGACGATCTGATCCGCGGGGTCAGCGCCGGGTTCCCGATCATCTCCTACAAGGGGAAGGTCTGGCACATTGTCGAAGGTGACAACCGCCAACTCGTCGCCAACGACGATGGAGATCCGGTGAGCTCGCTCGAGCTCGTCATCCTCAAGGCCAACCCGCACATCTCGAAACTCTTCTACTCGTCCGGCTATGTCGAAGGCAGCAGCGAACGTCCGACGTGCTACTCGCACGACGGCACCGCGCCGGCCCTGGACGCCGCCGAGCCGCAAGCCAACAAGTGCGCGATCTGCCCCCGCAACCAGTGGGGCTCTCGCGTGACCGAGCAGGGCGCGCGGGGCAAGGAGTGTGCCGACAGCCGCCGCCTGGCCGTGGCTCCGATCAACGACCTGGGTCGCGGGATGCTCCTGCGGGTGCCTGCTGGCTCCCTCAAGGAACTTGTCACGTATGCAGAGGGCCTGCAGCGTCGACAGATCCCCTACCAGGCGATCGTCACCAAGCTGAGCTTCGACCACACGGTCGCCCACCAGAAGTTCGTGTTCAAGCCGGTGCGCCTGCTGAACGAAGCCGAGGTGGCCGAAGTCGTGAGCACCCTCAGCGGCTCCACGGTCGATCAGATCGTTGGGTTGCAGGGGACGCAGTCGCCCACGGATGCCGTGCCGGCTGCTGCCAAGGCGGCGGCCGCTCCCGTTGCCACTCCGAAACCGGCGCCGAAAGCGCAGGTCAAGGAAGAGGACGTGGATGCCGCGCTCGACAACCTGCTCTCGCCGGAAGTCGAGGATGCCCCTCCCCCTGCTCCAAAGCCTGCCGCCAAGCCGAAGGCCGCGGCGGCTGAGAAGCCCAAGCCCGCAAGCGTTATCGAGACGGCCGACAAGACCCTCGATGAAGTTCTGGCAGGCCTGAACTTCGACGACTAAGGGGGCTTCGGCCCCCTACTTAGTGCCCTGGAGTAGCGTATGTTTTCTGAGTTGTTTGCGGCGGCCAAGAACGCCAAGTTGAAGACGATCGACTTGGCCGCCCTGCTGGGCGTCTCTCGCCCCACGATCAGCATGTGGTTGAACGGCCACGCTGAGCCCCATCACCTACATGCTAACAAGGTGGTGAAAATCCTTGACGCAGTTCGCCTCGCGCTGGAAGCTGGGGATCTGCCCACGCCCAAGGGGCTGTCTGCGCCTGAGCGCCTGGACTACCTGCGTAACGTGGTAGCCACGCACATCGCCTAGCCCGGGCTAGGTTAGCTGCGGTCAAGGCGCCCACACGCAGCAAGAAAAGAAATGGCGTCGCTATACGGGTGACGATACGTGGAAACCAAGGAGTTTCTCGACCGGGTCCTGCCGTCTGCTGGCCGGCGCTGCATCGGTGTCCTGGTCAAAGGCGAGCGAGGCATGCGCCATCGCTTCCTGCAGGACAACACATCGGCTGAGGTGTTCGCTAAGCGGGCCGATGCCAGCCCGTCTGCTAACGTCTATTTCGGCTGCGCGGGGTTCGGCGAGGACAACACCCGCAAGGCGGTGAACGTGGTGGCCGTCCGGTCGTTCTGGCTGGACCTGGACTGCGGACCCTCGAAACCCTACGCCACGGCTCGCGACGGCGTCAGAGCCCTGCTGGCTTTCGTATCGACGCTCGGCCTGCCGGAGCCGCTTGTGGTCCTGTCCGGCAACGGCGTGCACGCCTACTGGGTGGCGAACGCCGACATGCCCCCGGAAACCTGGCGTGCTACCGCTGTGCTACTGAAGCAGGCCTGCCGCATCGCCCTCCTCGCGGCCGACCCGTCGCGCACGGCCGACGTCGCGAGCGTCCTGCGCCCGGTTGGCACGCATCACAAGAAAGCCGAGCCGAAGATGGTGCGGTCGTTGATGGTGCCTACGACCGATATTGACCGCAGCGAGTTCCACAAACTTATTGAGGCGTACATCGAAGGCGCCGGCGAGGATCCGGACCTTCCAGAGTTCACCGGCGACCGGTCCCTCAACTCCGACCTGATCGGTGACCGCCCGGCCCTACCACCCTCATACGCTGACAGCATCGTCGAGGAGTGCGCCGCCATGGCGCACATGCGTGAGACACGCGGCAACATCCCTCAGCCGATGTGGTACCGGCTCCTGGGCGTCCTGGCCCACACTGAGGACGGGGCCGAGAAGGCGCAAGAGTGGAGCAGCGGGCACCCTGCCTACTCGGAAGACGAGACAGCCCGTGAGCTTGCTAGGGCCGGAGGTTTCGGTCCGTCCACGTGCGCGGTGATCCGCGGGTCCTGTGAGGTGGACTTCTGTGCGGTCTGCCCACGCCTGGGTAAGGTCACCAGTCCGATCCTGTTGGGGCGTCAGGCGCCCGGCCCGGTGCCGGTGCACACTACCGTCATCATGCCAGACGGACAGACGTCGAGCGAGCAGGTCACCTTCCCCGAGGGCTACGAGTACCGGATGCCATCGATCGGTTTCGGCAGCCCTCAACTGTGCGCCAGGGTGTTCGACGGCGACGAGGAAAAATGGATCGCATTCTCTGACTGCCTGTTCATGCCGAAGGTCCGGATCGAGGACGTGCTCGAGAACTACTCGTTGGAAATTGAGCAGACGGTACGCGGCAAGGACAAGCGCTACTTCATGCTCGACTGCGGGCTTATCGGGGGCGGCGGCTCGCCCCTATTCACTGAACTGGCCAAACACGAGATCGTCTCCATGCCCCGACAACAAGCTCACCTGCAGAACTACCTGCAGTCCTGGGTCGACAAGCTCCGCAAAGAGGCCGAGGCGCGCAAGGCCTTCTCACACTTCGGTTGGCACGAGGGGAACTTCCTGATCGGCGACACCCTCTACACCGAGGAAGGCCACACCAAGGCGATGCTGACCGGCAACGCCGCCCGGCGTGCAAAGGTGTTTCAGGTGGCCGGCTCCTACGACCGCTGGAAGGAGATCATCGACGCGGCCTACAACCACCCCGGCCAGGAGCCTTTCCAGTTCCTGGTCATGCAGGCGTTCGCCGCGCCGCTGCTCGACAGGTTCAAAGAGTTTGGTGGTGTGACCACCTACGCCCACTCCGAGGGGACAGGCGCCGGTAAGACCACGGCGCAGCGGGCGGCGCTGTCTGCCTGGGGCGCCTGGGACCGCATGCAGCTGACCGATGGCAAGACGACCGGCAACGCGTTCTTCGCCCTGCTCGGCACCTACAACGCCATTCCTGTGCTCTATGACGAGCTCACCAACATGGCCAACGCCGACGCGGCGCGCCTGGTGTTCGACGTCTCGTCCGGCCGGACGAAGGAGCGGCTGCAGTCCACAGGGCTCATGATGGACACCAACGACAACTGGTGCACGATCGTCATGTCCTCCGGTAACAATCTTTTGAGCGAGAAGATCAGTCTACATCGCGCTTATGGGGAGGCCGAAATCGCCCGTTTGTTCGAGTTCACCATCCCACGCGGGATCAGCCCGCTGGATCCAAACGAGGCCGCTGCGCTGTTCTCTCAGCTGGGGGACCACTACGGCCACGCCGGGCGGGAGTTCATGCAGTATGTCGTGCAGCACCTACCAAAGGTTGACGACGCCCTCCGATCTGTTCGCTACGTGTTCAACCGCAACGCCAACATTCAGCAAGGCGAACGGTACTGGAGCGCCCTGCATGCGTGCGTGCTAACTGCCTTAAAAATATGCAGGAAGCTAGACATCGTCCAGTTTGACGAGAACGCGCTAACAGCCTGGATCGTCGAGCAGCTGGAAGTGAACCGTCGCAACCAGAAGCAAGCGGTGGCAGACCCGACCGAACAGATCGGCCGGCTGCTCTCCGACATGTGGCAGGGCATCCTGGTGACAGAGGGTGAAGGCGACCTTCGCACTCGGGCGATTGCCCCCATTGTGGGTAATCAGCACCCTAGAGGCGCGCTGGTCGGTCGGGCGATCATTCCAGTTGCAACCTCCACCAATGGCGCTCTTAATGAGCGGGCGGTACTGCTGCTCAGCCAGCAGGCCGTTCGTGATTGGTGCAACAAGAAAGGTGTTAGCGCGCGGGAGATGTTCACTGCGGGGGTGGCCGGCAAGTGGATTGAACCCGAGACCCGCCGTTACCAGTTGGGTAAGGGCACGGAGCTCTATAGCCACATCTCTGGCCAGGTGAACTGCTGGGTTATCAACCTGCAGCGGCTGGGGATCGACGCGGGGGGCGGCTCCGTCGCTAAGATCGCACAGCTCGTGGGAGACAGCCGTGTCGCAGGTGTCGTTAGTTAATGCAGTAGACAGCATACTCGCAGAGTACTTCCCCGGCGGCCATGTGCCGTCGCCGACGGCCGATATGTTAGCTTGTTTGGGCGGAGTTATTCGTCTGCATCTACCGAGTACCGCCGCAGATCGGCCTGATTGCGCGACAGGCTCACCCCTCCTCGCAGCTGGTCGTTTTGGCGGCGGCGTTCGCGCAAGGCCCGGTACATCGAGGCCTCGGTAATGACCTGGCTGAGCGCTCCGTCCTGTTGCCGGGCGGCGTTGTACTGAGCCACGGCTCGACGCACATCGCGCATGGCGGAAGGGTTGCTGCTGTTGGCGGCTTCCACGAACTGGCGGAGCAGCGCCGACCGGCGTTCCTGAAGTTGTTGCTGCGCGGTCGAGACGGCGATCCGGTTGTTGTACGCACCGAGCGCCGCCTGGGGCTGGAAGCCCGCGGCCTGCGCAGCCAGCTGCAGGGGAGAGAGCTCATCGGCCGGGATGACCTGGGCGCCAGCCGCCGTGGTCACGCCGCTGTCCGCGTAGCGGGCGGCACGCATCACGTCGCGCACGATCTTGGGCATGAGGAGCTCGACGCCTCGCTCAGTCTCGCCTTGGCGCAGGTACTTCGCCCCATCGGCGAACTGCGCCAGCAGCGTGCCGGCAGGGCCCAGCACCGCCGACCCCATGTATGCAAGGATGTTTTGGCGGTCGATGGTGTCGAGATCCCTCGAGAGCAGCAGCATGTCGCCGAGACCCGCGCGGTTGGTAATGTCTCCGGGCAGCAGATCACGGACGCCCGGCGCGTAGAAGATACCGCGGGCCATGACCGAAGCGGCGTCGGGACCGAAATTGTCCACGAGCATCTCGTTGAAGTCTCGCTCGGCGTCGTGCGGCTTGTCGGGGTCACCGAACACCTTGTTGATCACGTTGGCGGCGAAGGCCAGGGTGCCAGCCATGGGCAGGCCCATCATGCCGGTGAGCGCGCCGTGCGACATCATCACGCCCGTCAGGATGCGACGGGCGATCTGGCGTTCGTCGGGCGACAGGCTCTTGTCGAACGCGGCCTTCATGTTGTGCGCCAGCGAGTACATCATGCCTTGCTGGTAGGTCTTGAACTGGAACAGCAGCTTCGTCGGCAGAGGAAGTTTGCGCGTGTTGAAAAGCTCCGGCGCGTTCTCCCGGGTGAAGTCGAAGTGCGTGTCCGCGATCATCTTCTCGGCGAACCGGTAGGCTTCGAACTTCGCCTTGGCGGCCGCGTCCGTGCCGCCCAGCATGGTCGCGAGGTTGGGGTCGTCCTTGAGGAACTGAGCGAACTGCGCATCCGACAGGGTAGGCACGTTCTTGCTCCCGCCCTTGCTGAGGCGGTAGGCGGCCAGCGCCGTCATCAGTCGGTTGGTCTTCTCGGTGAAGTGCATCGGGTAGCTGGACAGGCGCATCAGCTTGCCCGCGTACTTCGACGCCGGCGCGTCCGCGAGATCCTGGAACAGGGACGCGTGCGTGCGCCCAATGATGTTACGGGACGTCAGGTAGTCGATGAGCGACTTCTCATCCTCGGTCTTACCGACGTCGCGCTCGTTGCCGGACTTGGCAACTTCCTTCCATCCGGCCACGGTATCCGACATGGCCTTGGTCAGGGCGCTCGCCGCCCGGCCGGACGGGAAGTACGCCTCCATGGTCGGCAAGGTGATCATCGGCGTTTGTAGGGCGTGCACCACCATGGCCGAGGGGCTGGCGGCCAGCTGGTAGACGTAGGCCATGTTCGCCAGGGCGTCCTGCACAGGCGTCTTGGCGTACTCGCCAAGCATGTTGTAGTGGCGCTTCAGCTGGTTGTAGACCTGCGACAGCTCGACGTCGGACTTCGACGCCTCCTTAATATCTGTGAGCAGGTTGCGCAGCTTATAGCCCTGCTCGAGCTGAGCCAGCAGCTGAGCGTTCCGGCGGGTAGAGTCGACGAACACGCGCACGCCGTCGCGGCTGGCGCCCGCCACATTCTTCCGCTGCAGGCCGCGCTTCAGGGCCGCGGTGTCCGGCAGCATGTTCATGTGCAGCTGGTTCAGCATCGACTTGATGCCGCGCAGGGCGTCGGGATCTTCGCTGTCGCTGATCTGTTTATCCAGCAACTCGTTCATGCGCGCGATGTATCCCTCGCGGCCGCCGGCCTCGGCGAAGTCGTAGTCCTCGGCGAAGCGTTCTTCGACGTCATACCCCTCGGACTTCAGGGCCTCGATGCCTTTGGCCTGGTCAGCACGCGTCTCGAAGTGCTGGACGATGCGGCTGTCTTGGTCACCTTCCTTGGTGGCGACGGCCACATACTTGCCGTAGCGTGCCAGAGGGAAATAGACCTTGAGCCCGCCGAACTTCTTGTTGAAGTCCTTCAGCAGCTCCTCACGTTCAGGCTTCGACAGGTTCTCCGCGTTGTCGATCGCTTCGCGGCCGAGGCGGCGGAAGTCCTCAAGCTGTTGCTTGTAAGTGTCGAACACCTGGCGCACGACGTCCTGCGCCGGTTGGCTCAGCGACGCAAACTCAGGGTCGTTCGTCCCCACAACATCTTTCTGCTCCGTCGTCGCACGGATCAGCAGGTCGGTGATCTTCTGTTCTTCAGCCTTCGTGCCACGCCAGGCCAGCGCCGTGTCGTCGGAGGACTTCAGATAGTCCTGCCGCAGTCCGGCGATCCGGCTGAGGTTGTCCTGCCAGTTGTGTAGCTGAGGGAGTTTCTTGCCCCACGTCTCGGCGATCTGGCGCTGGGTCGTGAGCTTGAGGACGGCACGGCGGGTGGCGTCACCCATGTTGGTCATGACGTCCTGGGCGGTCTGCTTGACGGCGGCCTCGGCCTTTTCCGGCGTATCGACCGGAGCGGCTGGGCGGAACATCGTGTCATCGCCGATCACACGGCCTGTGTTGCCGTAGCTGGTTGGCCGGCGGCCGATCTCGCCTGACGAGATGCGCTCAAAGATGTCGTCAGCGCCGGCCAGCCGCTTGCGGTCGAAAGCGTCCCTAACCGCCTTGAAGAGGTTGACGATGCGCTCGAACATCCTCTTCACGAACGGCTTGTCCGTCTTCACCCCGACAAGTTCGCCGTCGATGGTGAAGGGCTGCTTACTCATGGTGCGGCGTTCTTGCCAGTTGGCGAACGCCTCGGCGACCACCTCCTCAACTCGCGTCTCGTCGGACAGGTTACCATGGGCCGCACTCTTCGACAGAGCGACAGCAGCGCGGTCTCCCCGTGTTGCGCGGGCCAAGCGCTGCCACTCTTGCGAAGTAAACAGGTCGAGGCCGCGAAGCGCGTGGAGCACTTCGTGGTCGAACGTCTTCGTCATGTCGAGGGCGCCCTGCCCGGTCGAGATGAGGATGGCCTGGATCTTCGGGAAGTAGGCGCCTCGGGTGCCGGGTTGCTTGGTAGCGGCCTCGGCCAGGGTGTGCTCGACAACGCTAACAGCAACCCGGTCGTCGATGCCGTACTTCACGAGCTCGGTCCGCATGCGGGAGACGGCTTCGTCCTTGTGCGGTCGCCAGTAGTCCGCCCACTCCTGCTGGTTAACGGGCGTTTCTTCGAACCGCATGGCGGCCTTGCCGGACTTACTCACAGCTGCCATCTCGTCGACAGCGGTCGACACTTCGTCAGGGGTCCAGGCTTCGTTATTCAGCAAGCCGTTGACCTGGTTCAGCTGTTCCTGGGTCAGCTTGTTCTTCTGGAACAAGTTCAGGGCGCGGTCGAGCACGGCCTGGTGCTCAGCCGGCAGCACATCCCCCTCCGGAATGGTCTCGGGCGGGGCAGGCGCGGCCTGATCGAGCACCGGCTCAGCCGGAACCTGCTGGTCGTTGGCGGGAAGCGGAGCCACCTCAGGAAGCGGAGGGTCTTCCTTGGCAAGGCCCTTTTTCCACTGATCGCCGTAGGCCAGGCCAGCCTCGTAGGCTTCCTTAATAACCTTGCCTGTCTTCGGTCGGGTGCTGAGCGGCCGGAGACCGGTCGCTTCCTGGGCGCCCTCCATGAACGCCCGTTGCGCGACCTTGCCCTTGAAGTCCGCCGAGTTCTCCAGGGCGGCTTGCATGAACGGGTAAGTCTCGAAGCGCCGTGCCGCCGGGTTCACGTCGGCGTTCTTGGTCGGGCGGCCGTGGCTGTCGAACAGCTTGTAGTTGGCGGGCTCACTGACCGTCTCAGGCGGCGGTTCGCTCACGGCCGCGAGTTGGGCCGGCGGCTCGGGCAAGCGCCCTTCCGCAATCGCGCGCTCCTCGCCACGCACGATCTGTCCGGCGCGCTCGACGACGGCTGGCGGAGCCTCCTCGGCGGTGAGCTTGAACCGCTCAGGATCAACATAGGCGGCGGCCTGCTGCCGCAGAGTGAGTTCATCACGGAAGCCTTGCTTGGCTTCCTTGACGCGCCCGAGGCGCTGCAGCTCGTCCGGACGGATGCCGTTGTTGTAGCCAGCATCTTTCAGCGCCTTCGCGAAGCGATCGTAGATCCCTGACGTCGCCGGGCTCTCGATGACTTCTCGTAGGATGGCCTCGCGCTGCGGATCCGTTCGAGCCGGCTCGCCTTGTCCGAACTCTCCCGTAATATCTTGCTGCGTCCGAGTGTTGATCTCTTCGGGCGTGAGAACGGTCGGCTCGGGCTCGGGCTGGACCGGCGGGCGCAGACGTTCTTCCTCGGTCTTGGCCAGGCCGAGCATGCCGGTTGCTTCGTCGCCCACGCGGGTCATGGCGTCGAGCACTCGGGTACGGTGATCCAGCGCCGCCAGGCGGCGATCGATCTCCTTCGAGCCGATCTTGGCTGTCTCAAGTTCTGTGTGCGCGTCAGCGATAGCCTGGGCCTCGTCGTCCAGGCGGGTGCGAACGGCTTCAGGGTCTCCGGACCTAACGGCCTCAGAGAGCGAGAATGCGAACTTCAGCGTGGGGCTGTCCGGCCGGATGTCGGGGTCCAGTTGGCGCACCTGGCGCAGGATTTCGCGCGGTCCGTAAGAGGTTGTCACGTCAGCATAGGGCTGAGCATGAAAGAGATCGGGGGTGTTAGGGTCGCGCTCCGGCAGCGCCTCGGGCGGCGTCTCCTCGATCGGCAGACGCATCGCGTCTTCCGGTTTCCACGGAGCCTTCACGCCAGGTTCCGGCGTCGGAAACAGGTCGCGCTGGATCACCGGCTCCGGACGGAAGGTCTCCGGAAGCGGGGCGTTGCCCAAATAATTTTGGGCGGCGTACACCTGCGGATCCACCAGAGGTCCGGGCTGAGCGTCACTGGTGGGTCCGCGCAGATACTCGGCCGCCGCATCTGCCGGGTTCACTTGCAGGAGGTTGACAGGATCGGCCGGCAGCTCAGGAGCCTGAAGGGCAGGTTGCGTGCTCGCAGTATAGTCCGCGTAGGCAGTCCTGACGCCAGCAGGCATCATGCCTCGGCCGACCGCGCCGCCAAGCGCCATCAACGGGCGGCTGCCTGCCCACTCCTTGTTGAAGGCCGCGCCGGTCAGCGCAGCAATCGCAA